AGGCTGGTCTTCGTGCGCGGGTTGACGGCGAAGACACCGGCGATGGTGAATATCTCGCGTTTCGAGATCGTCGAGCCCGGTACGAGGCCGTCGATGTCGAGCGTCTGCGTGTAACCGTCTTTCACGCTCGCGTAGTTGACGTTCTGCGAGGCGCCGGCGACCTTGATGCCGGTGGAGTCGGCGGCGGCGCGCGTGCCGGTCGTTACGGAGACGGCGGTCTGCGCCATTTCCGGCTGGACGTTGCCGATCATCGGCAGGCGCATACGCTTCAGCGCCGGGTCGTTGATGTTGTTGCCGAAGAACGTCTGCGTGGTGAACGAGCCGCCGATGCCGTAGAAGTCAGCCGGGGGCAGGATGCCGACGCGGTCGCTGGAGGCG